GCCTAGCAGCCATTCCTTATTGCGCTGTATCGTGGCGACAAAAGACTTCGCTATCTTTCCGATGCCCTCAGCCATTTGCAGAGCCATCGGCAGAAATTCCCGGCCTATTTGCTGAAGGGAAACCTGTAATGTCTGCCACATCTGGGCGAACTTGAAGGCAGGCGTGCCGGCCATCTTTTGGAAAGCCTCTTCGGCCGCCCCGGCCCTGTTGTTCATCGCGGCAAGGTTCTCGTCCAGCAGCTTGATGTTGTTCGCAAGAATAACGACGCCCTGAGCACCACGCTTGGGAATACCCGCCGCGATAACCTGTTCAAGCGATGCCCCCTCGAACTTGCGTATAAATCCCAACAGGTCCATGCCCACCTCGGCCGCCTCAAAAATGGCCATTCGCAAGGCCGTCATGGCCCGTGCCGGTTCCTCCACCGCCACAATAGTGGCTATCGAGGCAGCTAGCTCCTCTAAGCTCAATCCAGCAGCGCGAGCTGACGGCGCAACCTTGCCGATGGTTTCAGCGAGCTCTGCATATGTAATCACGCCGCGCTTCACAATTGTAAAGAGAACATCGGCCACATCAGTTGCCTGCGAAGCGGCTAGGCCGAAAGATTTCAAGATACGTATTATGGCCTTTGTGGATGTGGCCGTATCCGTCATACCACCCACGGCCGCCTTCGTTGCGACTGTCAATGTATTGATTGCTTCTGAGGGGGCGATAACAGCCGAAAGGATGTCATAAAGGCCCTTCGATAGCGTCTCTGTGGATTGGCCGAACTGTGCGGCCATGTCCTGAAGGGCAATGCGGTATGATTCCAAATGCGCCATACCGGCGCCAGAAAGCATGGTCGATACCGAAGCTAGTTGACGCTCAAAGTCAGCCGCCGCCCTTGTGGCGAGTATGAAGCCGCCTCCGCCGACAAGGAGAGCATTGCGCGCAAAACGCGCAACCTTATCGGCTGTACGCTGAAAGTTCTTCAGCGTCCTTGCCGCGCCCTTCATATCCTTATCGAAGGCGGCCGTCTTGGCGCGAATCCAAACTTCAAGTGATGCTATTGTTGCCATAGTTAAAAAGGCGGGCCGATCTTAGGTGTGATCCCCGCCTTGTGGTGTGTGCTTCGGCATGGTTTCGCAGACTGCAAGTATCTGTTCGACGGGCTGTGTATTTTCGACGGGCACGAACTGAAGCGCAAAGGTCTCAAGGCCCGGGCGCGAATCTTCCTTCAGGTGCGGCCAGACGGCCCAGCGGGAAATGTTCGCGGCGAGAAGATTCAGCAGGTCGATCCCGAAAGGTTCCACGGATGAATAAGCCTCCCACCAGGACATTTCCCGTGCCGACATCCGCTGGCCCAATTCAGCAAGCGTCATCCCCAGCGCCAGGGCCAGCTTGAAGCGGAAGCGCAGGCGCGGAGACTTCAGCAGTTTTTTTCCAATTCCTTGACATCCTCTGCCGACAGGCCACTCAGGCGCTGGGCAACCTCGTAGAGCCTGGCGACAACGCCGGCACTTTTGTCGCCAAGAACCTTCTCGCCTTCGGCGGTATCAGAGAACACCCGCTCGCCGGGCGCAGATTCCAGACACAAGGCCACAAGGCGGGCCTTGGTGTTCTTCATGTTCCAATGTGCCTTGACGCCCTTGTCGTGAAACTCTGGATTGAGTATGGCAAGCTCGTAATCATCGCGTTCGGCGGAGGTCAGGCCGCGAATGAAAAGTTTGCCGCCCCACTCAGGAACATCGACCGTTTCACGCGGCAGATCGTCCGCGCTGCAAATCTGATTCTTGTCGAGCATTTCTCGCCCTTTCATTTGTTATGGGTTCGTCCAACGGTTGATAGTGACGGTTCTTGGGATGCATGGCCTGGCCCGCCTGTGGCGGGGCGGGCCGGGGGCGTCCGAGATAGTTGATCTGGGGGCATTCTCGCAAGCCTGCTTTGGCAAGCTGGGCAAACTGCGCCCGAAATACCCATAAAGAGGGTTAACTGTCCCGACCGTGCAAGGTAGGCCCGCGGCCCGTGCGTTCAACCTGGGGCTTGTAGCGGCTCCTAGCGGCCTTGTGGCGGGCAACAGGCTAACCACGCGGGCGGCCTATTATGGTTGCGTGCCGTGTACGACTGCTCCACTGACCTTGATCTTCGAGCTGTACTTCAGGATGTCCGGCCGCTCAGCCGTAATCTGCCAGCCGGTTACCGCGCCGCTAAAGGTGATCTGATTCGGCGCGTTTGTCGTCGGCAGGTTGATGAAGAACATCTTGTTGACGCCGCCGTTGTAGCCCCTAAGCTGCTCCTGCCCGGTTGCCCCGCTCCAGATGCCCTCAATGGCCACTTCGCCGCCATCGATAACGCCGACGTTGACGAATTCGTCGGCTGCGCTGTCGTGGCTGGTTGCATCCGCCGTTTCGTTTGACTCTTCAGGGGGCGTGATGATGGTGCATTCCTCGACTGCCGTACCCGAAGCTGTGGCAAAAGCGGTGCTGGTCGCTGCCGTGCCGGCCAAGTAAAGTTTGACGCCATGCGCTTTATTTCCCAATGTCGCCATAGTAGTTGCTCCCGATTAAGACCAGGCGGTTGCCCCGGTAACTTTGAATTTGAACCCGTGTCGTATAACGTCGCCGCGTTCGGCGAGAATCTTGTATGAAGTGCTGACGGCCGCCATGTCGATCCGCGTGCCGATCTGGAGTGTGTGTGTGCCCGCGCCATCATCGGCCAGGTTGATGGGCGTACCCGCGACAGCCAGCGCGTTGGTTGCCGCCAGCTTCAGCGTGTCGGCGCTGACCCAGATAACATAATACGTAGTGTCAATCACGAGCGGGTCCGGCAGGTCGGCGGCGCTGGTCGTGAGGCGCACCGGCTGGCCGGTAGTCAAGAGGTGGGTAGCGGCGCTAACAAGATCAGTGGTGAAGTCCGTAGTGAAGTCCTTCGTCCGCTTGCCCCAGTTCGGCGTACAGAGTTGCCAGTTGCCCTTTGCCCCGCCCAGCTTGGCGCGGACGGCCTCTTGTGATGTGCTGGCACTCCAGATGCCCTCAACGTCATACTCGCCTTCATCGACGACGCCAATATTGACGAATTCGTCAGCGGCCGAATCGTGACTCGTGACATCCGCCGTTTCGGAAGTGGCCTCGCCGGGCGTGATGACAGTATTTTCAGTAACCGTCGTAAATTTTTCTGTGCCCGCGGCGTCGCCATACTGCAACTCCGAACCATGCGCTTTTTTGCCTGATGTTGCCATTATGTTGCTTCCTCAAATGTGACCGCAAATTCAAGTCTGCGGCCGAAACGGATTTGGTTCGTGTCCGGGTCTATCTCGCCCGTGTCGCTTTCGTTTGCCCCTTCAATGTGCTGAATCGTGTAACCCCCGATGCCGCCGGTGTAGCAGTCGATAAACTTGCGAACGATATCCGCCAGGTCAATTGCCCCGTCATAAGTGTCCGACCAGCAGGTTATCGCAATGGTAGCCTTGGCCAGCCCAGCCGGGCCGTCATGAGAGTATTCCCGTTCCGTATTGACCCGCTCGAATGTGATGTAGTTATCGAGGCGGCCTGGCGGCGCAATGACGGGGAAAATGTTCGTGCTGACAACATTTGTGATCGTCCCCTCCGTGGACAGCAGCGGGTAAATCCCTTTTTCGATGCTCACTTGGCGGCCTCTCGTTCAATGCCCGTTTTCAATTCGTTTATGATCGCCTGCCCCGCGGCGTGCTTCGTGGCCTCGAAGGCGGGCTTTGTGAACGAATGTGGCGGAACATCAGGCCCGGCGGCGAAGGCGCCGGAGGCGGCATGACCGTATTCAACCGCAGCAGGATAGAAGTACCGCCTTCCATTGTGATAGGTCACGAGCTGCGGGAAGCGCTGCGTATCAAATCGCTGCGCGACCGCGTAGGTTCCCGGCTTGTCGCGCTTGCCCGCGCGAATTACCAAGCTGGCGCGCATGTAGCCGCGCATCTTCTTGGCCGATTCCCTGGCCTTCGCGCCCTTGCCCTTGACCACGGTGCGCTCAACTTCCGCCTTGCGGACGGGCGCCTTGGCCTTGGTGGCGGCCAAGATCATTTTCGCCCCGACCCGAACGGCTTGGCGGACAACCCTCTTGCCAATTTTGCGCTCTAGGCCAAGGAGTTTCACTTCTAGTTCCCTGACCCCGCGCATCTCGATTTGAAAGCTAGGCATCGCTATTCCACCTCAACTCGCTTCGTGACAGAGCAGTTCCCATTCCTCATTGCCCAGCCCGATATTCTGCGCCGATACAATCTCGTATGTATGATTGCCGCAGATGACCCGGCACTTGGTAGTCAGGCCGATAACGTAGCGCAGGCGGATTCTTATGTCGGCCTCACTACCAAGCTGCTGAGCCTGTATCAGTTCCCTGCCCGACAACGGCTCTACCGCCGCCCAGACCGTCTTGAGCGTCGTCCACGTTTCAATGAACCCGCCCGCAGTGCCGCGCGTAATCGCAAACTTCTTGAGCGTCACCCGCCGATTGAGCCTGCCTGAGTTCACGAAATCCTCGGAACCTTGTGGGCATTCACCAATGCCCAGTATGCGTTGTTGGCCGCCAGCGTCACGCGGTCTATCGCCGCTTCCCTGTGCTCGTACAGGTCGCCCAGCAGCAGCTTGATGGCAGCCTTCAAGGCATCGGGGACTTTGTCGGCTGTGGCGCCGTAACCGGCAGTCCAGATAATCTCAATGTCGTTTGTGTCGCCCCACGTGCATGGCCAACTATAGTTCTGTGCCAGCGTCAGGCGGGCCGGTTCCCTGCTTTCGTCGAGCTTGTAATAAGTGGCCGCAAGCGTCACTAAGCCATTGGCCGTGTCGTGATACTTGACGGTGGTGATCGGCTTAATTGTCGGCGGGCGCGGCAGCCAAAGCTCGCCGCTCCAGAATGAATCCAGGTACATCGTGATCGTCTGGGTCAGCAGCGC